ACAGTGTTGTCTATCTGCACATCAGGATAAACAACCGTCTGTTGGGCTGACAGTGGTGCAGCGAGCAAGAGTAGTACAAGCAGTCTCATTCTATACCTCCAGTAACTAGGTCTGCAAACGCTCTGAGCCCATCCATGATGGAACTGAAGACTGTAGCGTAGGCTTCGGGGAATAGCACCGCTGTCGCAACTATCAGAACAAACAGAAGTACCTTCTGCCAGCCGCTGACGTTGTCCCAGAACTTAGCCACACTTCGCCTCGAATGTCTTAGGACCTACAAGGTAGTATCCCTGTACTCCAAGATCAATAACTCTTTCAGACAAGATAGCTTCAAGCGCCTCCTCCCTGTTCACTTTGAGTCTATCTGCAATCATTGAGATACTAGCCTCCAGATGTGCTCCTCTACCTACCACCCACACTACACCTTCTGAATCAAGGATTGCTCCTATCTGCATATATCCAGGAATCCCCTCCAATACCTCAGGGTTGCCTACTCTAATTGACCGGCACTCCAAGTTCGTCACAGATCGTGATGAGACTGAGCATAGCAAGGGTATCAGCTCCTGTCGTCAGGCAAGTGAGCTTGACCTGAGCTTCTATCATCAAGGTACGTTGAGTCCTAGATACCGCTTTGATCTGCTCGCCCACTTCGTATTGAGCAACGAAGGTATCTATGTGAGCAACGTGCCCTTCAAACGTCTCGACATGATTGTGGAACTCTACCTCGTGTTCCTCGCTGACTTCGGCAGGGGTATTGATACGACCACCGATCGCTACCCAACCGCCGGCGATTGCTCCGACTAATGCAATCCCAGTCAGTATACTCACTGCATTTATCTTCATGGGAGCCTCATAGTCCACATATGATCCTGCGACTTCGTCCGACTGGCATCCAGATGTACTCCACCACCATCCTTCTTCACCTTCCCCTTGTAAGTCCCACTCGATCCCTCGTAGCATCCAACCCTGATGAATCCAGCAGCGAACGCCCCTCGAATCACCCGAGATCTCTCTCGGCTGTTCAACACCTGTAGATCGACTGCTATTCCAGGCTCCTCACCATGAGCAGATCTCGAGTCATCTCGAAGCGTGTCGAGGATACGGAAAGGAACTTCCGCCTCGTCCCTTGCAGCATGTAGGAGATAAAGGAAGCCTACGTCCATCTTCTCAGGAGCTTCGAACTCACTCGGCAAGAAGAACTCAGAGATATCCTCCCATACCGGATGATCTAAAGTAGCAAACTTCGGCTTAAATTCGTCCAGTGGTCCTACATCAGATAGTGCCATTACATCCTCAACCCTGGCTGAGCCACCTCAGGTTCGATCTCGAAACCACGAGCTAATGCATCATAGCCATCTACGCCAGATGTATCAGCCTGAACTATGATCCGTAATGTCTCGTCACTCCCCGCCTTAAGCCTGATTCCCCAAGGCAACCCAAAGATGAGCTGGAAGTCCACCATCGGTATGTATGCCTCAGACGTGCCGAGGACGTTGCTGGCCCGGAACGAAGCCGTGCCGTCACCGAAGGCTGGCTGGCCTCCTGCCAAGCGGACGTGATCGTAGTTCGAGATCATACTGGCAAGCAGAACAGTCTCTCCCTCTCGATCCCACTCGAATAGAACAGGATCGTCCAGGGCTCCAATGTTACCGAACTGGGTTAGAGTAGCGTTCTGATCCACGATAGTGAACTGCACTGTCTTGATGTAACGGTCCCGATTCGAGTCAGCTACGATGTCAAATTCGAGCGGAGCAGCCGGAGTTGCCACCACAGCCATATTACTTGAGCCAGCCTCGTCCTGAAAGAACATACTGAATGGGATAGCCGTTACCGTATTCCCGAACGGAGGCAAGCCGGTGTCTCTCGTCCTGAGAGCACCGAAGATGTCTACATTAGCTCCCCTCTTACTTAGGGGATCGCGGATTATGAGATCAACTCCCATTAGAAGACCTCAAGCGCCTCCATGTGGAACCGTAGGGCCACCGACGCTAAGATGGATCCTCCCGTCGGGTTCTGGTATGCGAAGTAGGCACTGTCCAGCCTTCCCAATCGAACGGCGTTCTTCAGATCCAACGTACCTGCTGGCACCGCACGGAGGAACGAAGCGACCTCCACGCCTCCCGTCAGGCCAGTGATTCCAAGAGAACCTGTATCATCCCAGACTTCGGCCTCTACTTCCGCCTCGTTGGTTGAGGAGAAGTTCCGATTCTCTGGCTCGATAGGAGTGTTAGCTCCGAGAGACCCAAGGATCGGATTCTTCACCAGATACAGGATCAAGCCTGGTCCCAACTCCGTAGCAGTAAAGCCATCCAAGACCAGCGTCTTTGTCGCAGATATGTTCCTAACGTATAGGATAGGGCCATCATCTGCCGCTGCATAGGTAAGAGCACGTATACTCTGAGACGAGCCAAGTGTAAATGCCTCACCTTCCCGAGACGCTGCCGCTTCGCCTGACTCTTGAACCGACTGAGTCAGCAGCCGCCCATCATTGTTTACACGTGCCCCCCGCTGAGTGAGCGGATCTCTAATCAACGTCATCGTCTGTGAACTCCTCTTCGGTGATAGATTTTACGTGCAACTCCAACCTCAAGAGAACCTTGAGTATCTTCTGCGCTACATCCAGCAGTTGATTCGCTTCCTCAGTCTCCGTCGATGCTCGTGCCCCGGCATCGCTATCAGGATCAAAGCTCACTGGATCCACCAGTTCGCAGCATCGCTCACTAAGGTGAACGAACGGTTGCGAGATCGAATGATAGCGGATGTTGCATCGTCGATAAACTCACCTGTAGCAGGAAGGAGTGTCACGATCCCGTCTCCCTCCCCAATCTTCTTGATATGAAGCTGATCAGTGAAGCCTGGGATTCCACGAGTTATCGCCGAAGGAAGTTGAATATCTACAGACCCCAACGAGATATCTACGTTTATGTGCCAGTCTCCATTGACTACTGTGTACGTTGTATCTGCTGCCGTGATAGTCCTTAACGCCCTCCGCATTAGATTCGGGAAGGTATAAGTCAGGTCAGGGAAGGGAGTACCAGATCCAAAGATCCCTCCGAATACCTGAAGCGCCCCGATGTCCAGCGCACCTTCATGCTGCTTCACCGCAGACTCAGTAATCTGACGGTTGAAGGCAACACCTGCTATATCGGAAAAAGTGACCGCTCCTCCTCCTCCACCGCCGCCACCGTCTCCAGGTTCCTCAGGAGATGAGGGAGCTCCTACCCGTCCAAAGAACCATCCATCAGGTCCACGGACTAGAAGGTCCCCATCACTAGGGATCTGTCCTGATGCAGCAGCGCGGAGAATCGCCTCAGCATCAAAGCGCTCACTCACAGGAGGATTCTCCCTTGGAAGGTCTCATCCGCACCCAGCCTTGGATCCTGTTGTAGGTCCCTAAATGACCGAGCGATCTGGATACCTTCTTGAGGATTCTGGCTTTCCAACCACGCCTCAGTAGGCAGCTTTCTCAACTTGTTCTCGGCAGCCTGGAAGATGAAGGTAGCTCTCTCATTCTCCTCCAGGTCTATCAACGCGTTCCTCAGCCCGATCATATGGATCACCCTATCATACATCGAAGGTAATCCAGATGTGTCTGCCGGTAAAGCCAGTGTAGCAGGCTCTTTGATGAAGAACAACTTCAACTCCTTCACAGCATCAGGTAGAGGAAAGACGCTGATGAAGGGACCTACACGCATATAGTGAGTTGGAGACCCTGTCGTTGTTTCATCGAACAACTCGAAGTTCTCAACCGAAGTCTTAATCAGTCTCCTGTTGATATCGGTGATTCGCAGAACTAGCATTGCAAGGAGATCTGTCGGAACGTCGTACTCTCTCTGACCGATCACGAGATCCGCAGTAGCGCCCTGTCTCCGTCCTGCAATATCCAGCTCGCCAAACAGTTCGACGATAGCGTCATTGACCCACTGATCAAGTCGTTCGTTACTTTGACGCTTCTCACCTAGAGCGAGATTGATCCCATCTCTGAATTCCGTCAGTGTCTCAAGTCCCACTTGCTGAACCCTCCACCGGATCGGCTGCTGTAGGCTGAGTCTGTGTCAACCCGCCAAGAAGGAATGAGAAGTCCTGCCCAGTCAATCGACTCCCTAAGTAGGCTATCGCTCGATTGGTCCAGGTGACTGCTCTTGCATCCTCACCTACTGCCAACAGGCCATAGGCTATGCCTAGAAGCAGCACACCATTATCTACGTATGGAGGCAGAATGGTCACGTCTCCATCCCCTACCAGTGGAGGCGGCGTCTGTTTGAAGAACGCCAGAAGCTGGATAACTCCGTTAGGGTTAGGGAAGACCAACAGTTCGTCGCCTCTCCTAGTCCACCGTTTCGGTACAGCCTCTGCTACACTTCGATCCAACCTGAAATACTCACTGTTTGGTATCCAGGTCAGAAGATTGTCGTTGTCCTCATCACGCAACAGCTGGACGATCAGGGGATTTGCTGGCCCTGCATAGTTGTTCTGTCCCTGTACCGTCGGTATGGCTAGATCATCGTCTAGCTCAGTGAAGTCAATTCCACTCGCAATGTCAGTATATGCCAGGTTGATCCAAACATCTCGACGGGCATCGTCAACGTTCGACCTGGAACCCATAGCAGAGTCCAGCTCGGTACGGATCTGTAACAGTGTAAGAACTCCCATTAGACTTTCACCTGTACGAGGTCCACGTTGACTCCACCACCATTCTCTCTACTGGCTAACTCCTGATGCTCAAGCTGAACATGTTCCGCCTCAGCCGGGAAAGAGAAACAACCGTCCTCAACGATGGACAGCTCTTCTCCTGGAGGTATGAAAGACGCTGTCAAACGATCTCCCTCCTCCATCCCAGAGACCTGCAGACGGTTGCCTCTCCTCAGACATATCCAGCCTGTCGATCCCTTCTTGACGCTTTGAAGCAAAACGGCAGTCATCGGTCCACCTTGTTCATGCGTTGAACAACTGGTTAGATCCCAGTCGATCCGTCGATACCACGCCAGTTCGTCGAACCCGCGCTGTTCCTCGCAAGGATCCCGAACCAGCTGATCTGCTCCCGACCTTCGAAACCACTCACATCCTGCGGAGTCGAACGCCAGAAGTACTGCAACGGATACGAACGGCTCGACTTCGGAACCAAAGTGAACCACGCATCTGCATCCGTGAGGTACTGAGACTTCATCGGCATCAAGCCCTGACGACTGACGACGTTCGAGGCCTCGAGAGACTCGATACCGTCCGCCGCAAACGTAGTCGTGACGACCTGCGTCTGCAAGATTTCCAGCGCCTGGAACCACCCAAAGATCGACACGAGCACAGACGACGGCATCATGTTGATCTTCAAGTCTCGGTCGGTCCGGAGATCCATGAACCTCTCCAACGACCCCTTGAGGGCAGTCGTCGACAGGTCCACTTCCGGGTTCGGCCGGTTGGAGAAGGTAAGCGAACCAACTCCCAGGTGAGCCGTGTTGATCAAGCTCACTCCGTCATACGTCAAGATGGTCGAGAAAGCACCATTCAAGACAGCATGAGCGGTTACCTCTTCCGACTCTCTCATCGAGCGAGCCAGGTTCGCGGCGCCTTGACTGTTCAGCGCACCGTAAACGTCATCCTCAACAGCCTCGCGGGTGATCTCATACCCAAGACCAAACCCCGTGTGGATGTAGCGGACCTTCCCTCTGAACCTCGGCCGATCCATTGCAATCGGCGTTCCCTCGGGCCTCTTGACGGCGATTGGCATACCAGTCACTACCAAGTCATCTTCGTACGCCTTACCAGACGTGTCCACATTGAAGATGCCAGGATAGATCGCAGGAAGCTCGTTGTAGTCGTCGATAAAGACCTTACGAGCACCAGGCCGCAAGAGGTCGTCAAATTGCCCTCTCACAACAGTCATGATCTCTCCTAGATCTGGAACTGACGGTTCGCCGCCAAGACACTGACCTCAAAGAATCCCTCGGGGCCTTCGCCTTTCAGGTAGAAGTCTTCGATAAGCAGACGTGCCGCACCACTCGCGGTGTCTAGCAAAGCGACTCCATTCCCGTCGACGCCGACATCTCGGGATTCCCCAACGTCTCCAGCAATCGGATCTGCAAGTCCCTCAAGGAAGAACGTGCTGTCGGGGTAAGCAACGAATACGAGAGCGAACCCAGGATCTGGATTCAACTCAAGCAACACTGCATCATGAGCCGCAAAGCCCAAGATTACCGCCGGATCAGCGCCAGCTTCGACGAGTTCGCCGTTTGCATCCAACAGAACAACAGCGCCCTCAACATACGAAGCCGAGCTCTCCAAGGGGAACCTACGAATCCGCCTTCCCGTATTCGGGATTGCAGGCAGAGCCATTGGTGTCTCCTAGCGAAAAAGTATCCTAAGGCTCACGATGAGACTCAGGTCCTTCAACCTCCGATTCTATGAACTCCGTGACACTCTCTCCCATGGGACGAGGCTTGTACGAGGCCTTCATCCCCTTGTCAAGAGTAACTTCTTCAATGGAGTGATAGAACTCCTCCTGAACTCGATCTCTTTCCTCAGCGGCGGCGTAGTCGAGTTCCTCAGCCATCTCCTGTTGAATCTTCTTGGCAATAGACATCATCACCGTATCTCCGACTCTGACAGGATCCTCCGGTTTCATCCCTGGTAGAATTTCAGCGAGGTTCGTACCAAGGTCCTTCACGTACACTAACCGATACCCGTCGATATGTCGGCTAGTTACGTTCGATAGATCCGGCTTGTTCTCCGGATGGAAGACGAAGCGTACACCCTTCTCGGGATTGAGTGCGATGTACATATCTGCAAGCAGCCTCAGCCGCTTTTGAACTCTGCCCCCACTCTTGACTCGGGTATGGGGAGCCCGCGCTTTCTCCTCTTTCGGAGGAGTTGCCCTCTCGGGCGTCGGTGCATCTGGTGTCATCTTCGGCATTTCTTCGTCCTCAGGTTGGGAGCTTCAGCTCGTCAAGGCCAACACCGTCACGATACTTCATCCACTCCTTCGGATCAGTGATACCGTGAGCGCGAGCAACCTCAACCTCCAGCTCGCTCATCGTAGGCTCGTCACCAGTTGGCGGTGGGGGATCTGTCTTGCTGGGCGGAATACCTCCCACATCAGCTCTTGCATCCCTCGCTCGTTGATCGAGCACCGCGTTCCCGACTGCCATGGTGTAAGCTCCCATGATGTTCTGCCGATTGGCAGGCAGGTTACCCTCTTTGAGCAACTTACGAATGGCAGGCTCATGTTCCGCGAAGTCAGCAATCCCCGCTGACACCATCGAGAACTCAGCCTCTCCAACTCGCTCAGAGAGTTCACCCATCCCCTTGACGTATCCCCGCTTCGCAGCCCAGCGATCCAGAGCAGCATCAACGTCTTCAAGGATCAACTCCTCCATCGGCTTTGCGTCGTTAGGATCTGGATCAGCCGGCGGGAGCGTACTTACCGCACCCCGCAGCTCCGCGATCTGATCCTTCAACTCATCTACCTGATTGTTCCTGTTTCCCAACGTGTTGACCATGTGCTCCAAGAGAAACTTAATCTCGGCCTCTGGTCTGTTCCTCAGATCCTCCGGTAACGCATCCAACGAGATCGTTGTCGGTGGTGCAGGCGGATCTCCTTCCTTCGGAGGATCAGCCGGCGGATCTGCCGGTGGATCTCCCGCAGGTGGATCTTTTACAACTGATTCCTCGGCCATCATTCACCTCTCATCGACGAGGGTAGTGGGTTACATCTCCTTCGCGAGCATAGCAGCCAATTCAGGCTGTTCCTTCTCCATCATTTCCATCCCTTCCTTCATCATCTTCGCTACGTACTCTTCGAACGTAGTCTCGTTAACCTCCGACAGGCTCTCCACCAAGGAGAATACTCTGGTCCAGTTCTCCAACGCTCCTTGTCGGCGGAGGAAGTCTTGGTGGCTCTCCGCTAGACTCAGGTACTCCAGTGTCTCGAGACCTAAGTCTTTCAGCCTCGCGGTATAGATCTTCCAGCCCTGAGAGCTTTTCAAGGACCTCAGCTGACTCAACTCCGCGGGAGAAAGCTTCCAATCCCCCCAAGTCTTCGGGCCGAGGAAGGAGGCGTTCAAGGACCGTAAGACCTGCAAGCGCCTCTTCCGGGTCTGAGATGTCAAACGTCTCCAGGACGTCGCCCATAAACTTCTGAGCCCCGCCCACCATCGCCGATACCACCGCTGGGAGCGCATCAGGTGCCAATCCTTGTGCTAGAGGAATCATCTCTTTATAGAGAGAGTTCAGCAGGTTGAACATCGCAATAGAGTTCTCCCGCTTGACCTGTCGATTCTGCAGGGAGGTGGGAACCTGTATCCTCAGAGCCAGACCCAACTCCACAACTCTCTTAGGGAGCCTAAAGACAGCCTCGACAGTCCTTCCCTTCTCTCCCATCCAAGCCAGACCCTTTCCATTCGTTCCGTACTGGAAGTAGAGATCCATGGCTTGAGCCCCAATCTCGTTCATCCCGTTCCGAATCGAGCGAACCGTCAAGTCGATCCGCTTTGCTTGCTCCTGGAGAAGGGCTAGCTGGGCCGATGCGGTAGTCCGAGTCACTGGTTGAGCGGCTCCGGATATCGCCTCGTTAGTCCCAGCTAGCCTATCTCCATAGTCCCTGAGCATCAGCTCTTCGTTCACAGTCGAGGGATAGATCTCAGAGATCTTCATCTCTCGAATGTCGTTATGAACGTCCATCACTTCCAGGATCTTACCTGAGTACAGTGGATCACCAGGCTGTAGAGCCCTAACTCCTTTCCGCTTCAGGAAGATCTTCAAGCTGGCCAGAGTGATGTTGTCCGATCGCTGATTGAAGCGAGCGCTGATCGCCTCCTGGATCTGCTCCAGCATCTCACACAGGCCTTGACCGTAGAACCGATTCTCGACTGGGAAGTACACCAGCTTGATGAAGGGGCGCTTCCCATGCCAGAAGGGATGAAACTTACGTCCTACGATCTTGTTCAACTCTTGGTTGTAATAGACGACGATCTCAGTCATCTTCGGCTTGCCAGCCGCCTTCGGCTTCAAGTT